CATTCTGTAATAACTTCTGCAAATCAGCAGTTGATCCAAGAAAAACATTATTTGTAGTAGAAGCGATTTGTTTTACTTCTTCTCAATTCATATCTTTATTTTTCTTATTCAAATCCATTAACTTATCATTGACATCTGATAAGTTTTTAATCATTCCTGATAATACTTCGTAGGCGCGCGGGTGCTCGGACGAGCGAGCAACTTCGATCATATCTTCAAGAGAGTTTCTTCCCTTTTCTAATAGATCGTAATAAGTCTCTCGTGAATATTCGTAATCTGATTTTATATTCTTTTCATCATTTGTCATGCGCTATCACTTAATAATGTTATAGTATTACTAAATCCAAAATCACTATCTGGCATACCAAAGACAGATGTAGGATCTGGTGTTGTGTCAATTCTTTCGAGTGCTATGTCAGAATCCGCAAGCCCTGATCCAATGTCAAATAACGTGGTCTTTGATGTACGTATGATATCTGAAGTATTTATCGGTCCGTAGAAACTTACTTTCATTTCAAAATCGAGTGTATAAATGATTGTTCGTCTCTGCTCCATCGCTCCTTCAAAATCATCAGAAAAACTTAGACCTTGTATCACAATCGGTATATCTTCTTTGAAATCCGGATATTCTGTACTGAAAGGTTTGATTGTTAAGGTATACTGTGGATTGAATGTTGGTAAAATTTGTTCTACAATTTGTAATGCATCATCTTGACTTTTTGCATATACATTTAATTGGAAATTTACACTGTATGGAACAGGAGAATAAAACTTTTGTTTATTTGTATTTGATGTACCAAATGTATTAAAGTTACTTACTTTTGTTAATTGTCTCGTCGCATCATATGCAAATGAAGTAATTTCAAAAGACATACGAGGAAGTTTAATCGCAACTTGTGAGTTTGCACTCAGGTCAGGATTCTCTCTTATTCTTTCAAGATATTTTTGTTTTGGTGCGTATGATAATGGAACCTTTAACTGACTGCTTGGCCTTACAACATATATGTTATTGAAAAGCTTACCAAAGATAGCAACACAAGTTCTAACTTTTTGATGATAAAAATGAGTCCCAAACATTAGTTATTCTCCGGATCGCCAAATGGATTGTTCTCACTAAAGTCGAGGAAGTCTCCTCCGATAGTACCGAAGTCGTCGTTCTGTTCATTACTGGATATCTTATTATCTTCTATTATTGCAGTTACACTAAAGTCAGAGTCAACAGACCTACCTTGTCCACCAGTAATCGTGATATTTGTACCAGTAATAAACTCATGATATTTATCATCACTCGTATCGATATGAATTAGATGTAACTTCTGATCGGAGTCAGACCACTTGGAAACTTCTCCTGAAACTGTAATTCCACTCGATAAAGTCTGAGTCGCAGTCTCGCCTGCTGTAATAATACCACTCGTTCCGTCAAGAGTAAGAACATAAGTGTATGCATAATCTTTTTCAATCTGATCAATAATATCAACACCTGTATCAAGATCTTCATCATTGTACTCGAAGAGTTGTGCTCTCAGTTTAAATACAGGTAAATTACTGAGTTGATAAAAAGGTTGTTCATGTTCTACGTGCATAATCTGAAAAAGTTTATTTGAAAGTGGAAGAAAAATTAAGTCTCCTTCAAGCGGACGAACTGATGTTACACCATTATCCATACGTGCAACTGTTTGTGTCCATCTACGACGTGATACTACAAATGTTGCTTCATCTCTTATCTCAACACCAAATCGAGTAAAGAGGTCACCCTCTCCACTAAACCCTTCAGTATTTTCGATATACATTTCAATCTTGTATGCATTACCAAAACGTGACGGTACGTCATCAAGAAAGATTTTATCTTTGTTAACGATTTCTCGTGGAAGGTAATATACGTCCTGTCCATAGAATTTGAGGGCTTCAATTACGATGTCCTCATACACTGATTGTTCAGACTTAACACCTTGTTTAAAATAAGGGTTGGTTGCCATCTAATTATCCCATAAAGAAATCTGGTGGTGTGTCATATTCATTATATATTCTCTGACGTATTGTTTCGATTTCTTGTTTTGCGTCTTCGTAAATTTGTCTACCATTAAGTTGAACACCGCCTGGCAGTACCATTCCTTCAAACTTGATAAGGTTTGCACCCCATTGTTCCTTGATTAATGCAGTTGCATATTCTTTTAAGAACATGTTATCATATGCTTTACCGTTACCATTGATATCGGTTGCCATGTACATTTCAATTAATATCTTCATTCCTGCTTTGAGGTCTCTTCCCGCACCAACATCTCCAAAGATGTGTAGTTTGTTGTTTGCCTTCTGGAATTGAATCTGTGGACTACCTGTCATTTTCATATCAACAAGTGATAGATACTGTTGCATCTGTTCGTAGTATGCCATATCTGAAAGACCACTTTGCAAATCCCACATATCATTAAGACGCATTTGATATTTGACATCAAAGAAACTTGAACTACCACTTTCACTGTTGATAGGTAATACACGGACAACACTTAGTATGTCGTTTGCATTACTAACACCAGTTGTATCTAAATCAAAATCTAGATATCCTCTTGTTGTCATGTCCGCAGTGATTGTTACTGGAAGATATACTCTATGAGAACCTTCTCCAACGTATTCTGTGAATAGTTGTAACGCATCATCTACACGGTCATCAATCTGTTCATCATCAATGTTTATTTCGATAAAAGGATGACCCAGTCTACGTAAACAATAATCTATGAAACCGTTTCTTGTTGTTATTCTACTATATGCCATGTTAGTTATTTATCCTTAGTTTAACAACGTGCCTGCGTTATTGTAAACGTTTATTCTGTAGTATGCCCCATGTTGACCATCAAGTAAGTCTGCGTCCAATCCAGTTCCAGTACCGTCCACTGTCTTAATTGCAGTCATCAATTCTGCGGCACTTGAATAGGTTTCACTGAATGAGAATGCACCTGTTCCTGAGTTGTATGAAATGTCACCACTTCCACTAAACATACCAAGAACATTCGCAGAGTCAATCTGAATATCGTTTGCGTTTGCGGTAATACCCTTACCACCCACAACGTTGAAGGTTCTAGTAGCAGCAATAGTACCACCACCAGTGAGACCAGTACCCGCAGTCATTGTTACACCACTGTGGTCTATGTGTTCATTCGCTACGAATCCACTCAAGTTATCGTGGACAATGTCTCCATCTGTAGTAGAGATTGCACCATTACTATACGTAATACCTGTACCACCACTAAACATACCTTTGATGTTTGCGGAGTCAACTTGGATATCATTTGCATTTGCAATAATACCCTTACCACCGATTACATTTACTGTTCTGGTTGCGGCAATAGTACCACCACCAGTCAAACCTGTTCCCGCAGTCACGGAGACTGAACTATGGTCTATGTGTTCGTTTGCAACAAACCCAGATAGATTATCATGAACGATATCTCCATCGGTTGTTGATATTGCACCATTACTGTAGGTGATACCTGTTCCACCAGAGAACAATCCTTTAATCTGTGCCGCAGTTCTATCTGAATCAGTATAAGAGAATACACCGTTCGAATATGATAGGTCACCACCCGCACTAAACATTGCTTTTACATTAGCAGAGTCAATATTGAATTCACCAGAGGATACACTTAAACCTTTGTTTGCAGTGAAATGTGCTCTTACTTGTGTAGCACTTGGCCCTGTATATGTAATAACACCTGTTGAACTATTGTAGGATGCACTTCCATCTCCACCCGCATCGGTTACCGATATGGCACCTCTGGCACGTGCAGTGGTATGATAAAGATTAGTGTTTTCAGTTAAGTTTGCAGTTGTAAAATTAGATATATCTGAAACTGTTCCTGTTACGTCACCAGTTAAGTCACCATAAAATCTTGCTGCTTGAACGTTTGCATTTGTAAGTGTTAAGTCACCCGTTGATGAACCTGTCGCAGTTGTAGTTGCGAATCTTACTCTGTCTATACTCTCATCCCAACCCATGAACACATTGTTACCAGTCGTTCCTCTTTCAAGGATAAGACCAAGGTCATTCGAGTTTGAACCTGTATTACCAGAACCAAGTTCAATCAATGCATCTTCGATTGTTGTGTTGGTTGCACTGTTGGTTACAGTAGCACCATTGACTGTCAGATTACCAGATAGAACTAAGTCTTCGGCATTGATATCTTTAACAATCAAGTTTGCACTTGAATAACCTGTAGCACCAGTATTTACTGTTGAAGTCGGAAGTGTTGTTGTATCTGTAAATAATCTGAATGTATTATCTGTTGATGCATCGTAGAATACACCACCATATTTGGTTGTTCCACCTTCTACATACTTACCATAGAAACCAAAGTCTGTACTGTTTCCTGTATTAGAGGCAGTTAGACCTGTAAAGTTATTGTCGGATACAACACTACCAGTCTGAACTGTGTCACCTGTAATTGTTAGGTTACCACTGACCGTTACGTCTTGGAAGGTTACATCATCGGATGTTGCAACTGCCTGTCCGATTGCAATTGCACCTGAACCTGAATTATAGGTTACTCCTGTTCCACCTGAGAACATTCCACGAACATTGGCAGAGTCAATATTAAACTCACCACCTGAAACTGAAAGACCTTTATTTGCAGTAAAGAATCCTCTGATTTCATTTGTGTCGGCAGTGATTGCACCATTAGAGTAGTTTACACCACTTGAACCACTGAACATTGCTTTTACATTAGCAGAGTCAATGTCGAATACACCGTTGGATACAGAAAGTCCTTTATTTGCAGTTAAGTGTGCTCGAACTTCAGATGCACTTGGCCCTGTATAGGTAAAGACACCATTACTGTATGCAAAACTTCCATCCCCGCCAGCGTCACTTGCACTAAACATTCCCTTGACATTTGCAGAATCTATGTTAAACTCACCATTAGAAACGGAGAGTCCTTTGTTTGCGGTTAAATGTGCCCTTACTTCAGCAGCACTAGGCCCAGTATAAGTGATAACACCTGTAGTACTGTTAT